TACCGCCCGATTCGCATCTCCGACGACGGCACCGACGACGTGATGGTGTGGCTTTCTAACAACGGCCTGCTGCTGTCCAAGCCTAACCAAGAGGGCTGGGCCGGTGTCATCTGCCCCAACTCAGCCCAGCACACCGACGGCAACCCCGAGGGCCGCTACCTGCCGGCCAGCCGCGCCTACTGCTGCCTGCACTCGCACTGCACCGAGCTGGACTCGTCCGTGTTCCTGCAATGGGTGGCCGACAACGGTGGCCCCAAGCACACCCCCGGCCTGCGTGAAGAGCTGCTGGCCGCGGCGATGGAGTCAGCCCTCAGTAAGCTGGCCCCGACGCCTGAATACCCTGACGCCGCCGCCGCTATCGTGGCCGAGGTGGAGCGCAAGGAGCTGGGCCGCGTCGAGAAGGAAGGCTGGTATGAGCGCTTCGCCTACCTGCAAGATGATGACGCGTACTTCGACATGCAAGAGCGCCGCGAGGTCAGCCGCGCCACCTTCAACGCCATCTTTCGGCACATCGGCTGCAACTCGATTCACGGCAAGCGCTCGAAAATCGAAGCCGCTACCAGTTTTGATGAGCACCGCCAAGCCAAGGGTGCCCGCTCGCTGGTCGGCCTGACCTACGCTCCCGGCGAGTCGATCCTTTGCGCCCGTGACGGCCTGGTGTACGGTAACCGCTGGCGCGACGCCCGGCCGGTGGCCGTGGCCGGTGACGTCGGCCCTTGGCTGGCTCACGTCGAGCGCATGATTCCCGACGACCGTGAGCGCGCACACGTCCTTAACGTGATGGCCTTCAAGGTCCAAAACCCCAACCGTAAGATCAACCACGCCGTCCTACATGGTGGCGCCCCCGGCGCCGGTAAGGACACCCTCTGGGCCCCGTTCCTCTGGGCCATTGGCGGCGATGCCCTGGTCAACGTGTCCCTGGTGCGCAATGAAGAGCTAACCAGCCAATGGGGCTACGCCCTCGAAACCGAGGTGATGGTGATCAACGAGCTGCGCCAGTCCGAAGCCAAAGACCGCCGCGCGCTTGAGAACCAATTGAAGCCCCTGATTGCCGCGCCCCCTGACATGCTGCCGATCAACCGCAAGGGCCTGCACCCCTACATGGCCCTCAATCGTTTGTTTGTCCTGGCCTACTCTAACGAGCGGGTGGCCATCAACCTCCCCACCGAAGACCGCCGCTGGTTCGTTATCTGGTCCGATGCCGGCCGCATGTCCCCTGCCGAGTCCGTAGGCCTGTGGAGTTGGTACAAGGCTGGCGGCATGTCCCGCGTCGCTGCCTGGTTGCACCAGCGCGACGTCTCCGCGTTTAATCCCGGCATGCCCCCTATGATGACCGAAGCCAAGGCCATCATGGTCGAGGCCGGCATGAGCGGTGCGGAATCGTTCCTGGTGGAATTGATGCGCGCCCGTATCGGTGAGTTCTCTAAAGGCGTCGTCGGCGCCCCCTGGCATGCCCTGTGCGACCGCCTGCAAGGGTCCGCACCTGGCGCGATTAAGGTGGTGCAAGGCGCGCTATTGCACGCCCTCAAAGAGGCCGGCTGGGTGGACTGTGGCCGCCTGAAGTCCCGGCGGCATGACACCAAAAAGCACATTTTCTGCGCGCCTGACATGGTCGAGATGTCCCGGTCCGAACTGCGCGACATGGTCGAGGATCCACCCCCCTCCACCCTCCGCGCTGTCAAGTAATAAGGGCCCGTTAAGGGCCCTTTTTTATATTTTGAACAGTACCGCCAGCAATGCGACGACAAGGGCCGCCAGCGCGGCCGTCATGTGGACCGCCTGACAATGGCCAACGTCTCCCTGGCCGCTCCCGACGCTTGGCGCGCCGTCATGTCGTTCTCTTCAATGGCCACCAGCGCAGCCGTCGCCTGTCCAAGCGCATACTGCAGCGCTTCGATGCGGGCGAACAGTTTAGCCGCGTTTTCGAAGCCCTCCGCATAGCATAGGCGCTCAGCATCGGCCGCGGGCAGTCGCATATAGTCAAAGTCCATTTTGTGTCTCCAAATATTCGGCCACTGTCCGGCCGGTTAAAAAAGCATGTTCAGCGCTTGGCATGTCGACCGGCGCGCCGTCGGTGGCGTCGGCTAATTCACTCAGCCATTGCCAAAATTCTTTCACTCGCATGGTATGAATTCCTGCAGGTCCGCGCGCATAACCGAATACGGCCCGGTTTTGAACAGCGCGTAATATTGGAAATAAATTTCCATCAATTCCACCGGCCGTCCCCTATGGTGGCCGGTGGTGCCTGGCCGTGGCCAGTCCGCGCGCGTAGGGTATCGGTCCGGCGCCGGATTGTGTTTGTAGCCGGGTATTGGCGATTCAATCATACGGCCACCTGCAATTGAATAACCCGGCGTTTGTGGCCAATGGCGTGGTCCGCTATCACCACATCCCGCGCCGCTTTGGTAGTACCGCCGCATAGCATGCACGTGTCGCATGTGGCCCGGCGGCCGCCTTCGGCCGACGCTGGACAGGTTGTCTCGCCGGTTTGCTTGTCAACGCCGACGGACACACGGAAAACCCGCATGCCGTAAAGGTTGGCTTGCGCGGCTTCGTCGATGTTATCGGCCGATGCCATAACCAGTGGCGCCCACGCGGCGTGATCAAACCCGATGCTTTGCCACTGGTGGCTGTAACCGACAACCCCGGCCGCGTCGGCCGTTATCTCTTGCCACATGGCCACCGGCGCGGCGGCAGGGTCGCCGTACGTGCCAAGCCGGACTTTACGGCCGCTCAAAATGGCGCGCAATTGCGCCCGCGTGGCTTTTTGGTACCGGCCGCGAAGATAGGCCGCATACACGGACCGGACAGACCGGCCGACGTTGACATAGCATGGGGCTTCGCCGTTATCCTTCGCCAATAACGGCCGATGCACGCATTGGCCACATATGCTTACATCGTCGCCGGTTTTAAGCGCATCGACCGGGTTAACGTCGGCGCGGAGAATAAAAGTTTGTACCAAGTCCGCGCCGGTTTTCGCATTGGCTGAGCCTGATAGTTTGTTGACGATGACGACAATGGGCCGGCCGTCGATTTCCGATGGGCCCTCGTATGCGATATATCCAAGAGTTTTCATGTAATGCACCTTATTTTGTGAGGACGTCAAAGTAAGCCAGCGCGCCGACAAGCAACGCGGCCGCAATGGCCAACGCGGCCAGGATGTCGAGAATTTTGTCTTTCATAGTTCCCCCACGTGGTTTTCGTAGATTTCCGGGTAATTGGTGGCCAGCTGCTGCTGCGCGCACATGATGGCCGCGCGCAGGGTGTCAAACGCGCCGACAGGGTCGCCTTGATCGGTGACAACCCACGCGTCGCCGTCATGCGCAGCGACAACCATGCCGTCGCCGTCGGCGCAATATTGGCCGTCCATGTTTTGCCATATGACGCCACGCATGTCGTTTGACATGTCATAGTTAAATTCCATGTCGCCGTCGGTGAACAGGCCATTGGGCAACTGTTCGAAAAAATAGCCGTCAGGCGTGAGTAGTGCATTGGTCATTTAATACTCCGAAAAAATGAGATCTACGGTTTTTGGGGTTTTCAAATCAGAGACAGGCGCGCGGCGTCGATGTCAGCAGCGATAAGCGCAGCAGCAAGCGCAGCGACTGTCACGCCGTGGTACTGCGCAGCGTCGGTGCATGCGTCGATTGCGCGCAGCTGCTGCTGCGTGCGCATGAATTGGTAGGTCTTGATTGCGTCAGTCATACAGTACTTTCACGGGTTTGTTGAACACACACGTAGTGTAAAGCATTTCCGCCCATAAATATGCGCTGTAAGGCTGTTTGTTACAAATTGTTACATGTGGACGTGGTGGATGGATTGTGGACGGCGTGAAAACGCGGCCGGTGTCCACGTGCGACGCCCCTATTTATGGGGCTTTGGGCTGTTTGTGGACAATGTGGACTATGAGAATTACAGTTAACAGAAAATAACTGCTTAAAAAATAGGCAAGTAGGGTACAGCGAATTTAATTGCTTGTCCAAATGGTCCACATTGTCCACACTCGCCGGCCGCGTGATCTGACGCATAAAATAAGTTAGTAGGCACTAACCTAAATGTGGACTGTCCACATTGTCCACAAACCACAGTTCATACAGTGATGTACATGCATACAGTACTGTATAAACGTACATGCACCTAGCCAGGGCTGACGGCTTGTTGTGGACTGTCCACATTGTCCACAAAATGTTAGCGTGCACACACTGACCAGATGGTGGATTTTGCTGGAGGGGGAGGGGGGGGGGAGGGCCGAGCGGACCGGTCAACGGTAGCGTAGCGTTCACGAACAATTTTTATTTTTTACAAAACGGTGCAAGGCTTGTTGTTACATGCCAAATGCATTACCATTCACGCACGCATCCACGCGGCCATACATCTATGAGTTTCCATTCACTGCCACTTGTCATCAATGAAGTGCGCGCCACAGAGGCGGTGCTTAACCGCATCTACGACGCAGCCAAGCTCGGGTTGAAGGGCGACAACCTGGCGTTAGCAGCAGGCATGGTGCCCACCGCCTACCGGCAGTTGTGCGAGTTGGATAGAGTGGCGCAGCTGGCCGAACAAAAAGGCCGCGCCGACGGCGAGCTGCTCGCATCCAAGCAGCTGCACAAAGCAGCCGAAGAGGGCGACGCCAAGGCCAGTCTGGCTATTCTGCAAAACGTCCACGGCTGGGTAGCCAAGCAGGCCATCACAGTCGATGTCAACCAACAGATCAGTATTCTTGGTGCACTGGCCGAAGCCGAGCGCCGAGCCGCCGACGTGATCGACGTCATCGCACACGAGCCCTCGTCTACGACCATGCCAGTGCTGCAAGCGCGACTGGCCCCACATAAACAAAGCGCCTGATGCAAACCACCATCTATTCGGCCGAAGACGAACAAGAGTTGATGGCCAGACTCTGGTCGCCACAGTACAAGGACAACCCACTGGCGTTTGTGCTGTACACGTTCCCGTGGGGCGTCAAGGGCACACCGCTGGAACACTTTTCGGGACCGCGCAAATGGCAGCGCGAGGTGCTCCAGCAGATCGGCGACCACATCAAAGCAAACCGGGGCAAGCTGGACTTCAACACCCTACGCCACGCAGTCTCAAGCGGGCGTGGTATCGGCAAGTCGGCACTGGTCAGCTGGATCGTGATCTGGATGCTGTCCACCCGCATAGGCTCGACCACCATCGTGTCGGCTAACTCAGAAAGCCAGCTCAGAAGCATCACATGGGCCGAGATCACCAAGTGGCTGGCCATGTCACTCAACAGCCACTGGTTTGAGGTGTCAGCCACCAGGCTCATGCCGGCCAAGTGGCTGACCGAGCTGGTCGAGCGCGACTTGAAGAAGGGCACACGTTACTGGGGCGTCGAGGGTCGGCTGTGGTCGGAAGAGAACCCAGACGCCTACGCGGGTGTGCACAACTTCGACGGTGTGATGGTGATCTTCGACGAGGCCAGTGGTATTGCGGACGCCATCTGGGCGGTGACTGCTGGTTTCTTTACAGAGAACACCCCGAACCGGTTCTGGCTGGCGTTCTCCAACCCACGGCGCAACACGGGGTACTTCTACGAGACCTTCCACAGCAAGCGTGAGTTTTGGCAGACCAAGGTGGTCGACGCCCGCACCGTGGAGGGCACGGACAAGCAGGTCTACCAGCAGATCATTGATGAATACGGACCGGACTCGTCACAGGCGCACGTCGAGGTGTACGGCGAGTTCCCGAACGCTGGCGACGATCAGTTCATCTCCAGCCTAGTGGTGGACGACGCCATGAAGCGGCCCCAGTACAAAGACCCAAGCGCACCGATTGTGATCGGGGTAGACCCGGCGCGGTTCGGAGCAGACGCCACCGTGATCGCCGTGCGGCAAGGGCGGGACATCGTGCGCATCATCAGGCACCGGGGCGACGACACCATGACGGTGGTCGGGTACGTCATCGAGGCCATCGAAGAGTTCAAGCCGGCGATGGTGTTTATCGACGAGGGCGGGCTGGGCGCCGGCATCGTGGACCGGCTGAAAGAGCAGCGCTACAAGATCAAGGGCGTCAACTTTGGCTGGAAGTCACGCAACCCGGCCATGTACGGCAACATGAGGGCGCAGATCTGGGGCGACATGCGCGACTGGCTGAAGTCGGCCAGCATCCCAAACGACAGGTTCTTGAAAACTGATCTGATCTCGCCTATGATGAAGCCAGACTCCAAGGGGTCGATCTTCCTGGAGTCGAAAAAAGACATGAAAGCCCGTGGCTTGGCGTCACCCGACGCTGCTGACGCCATCGCGCTGACCTTCTCATAC